CCTGTTCAATATAGTTTAAAACCTACACCTGGCATGATGCCAGTTGAACAGATCCAAGCAGTTCTTATTGAGTGTGCTGAAAACTATCAGGAAGTAGAAATTGAATTTGTAGAGCGTCAAACTTCTTATGGTGCTGAGATGCAAATTTTTGCTGTTAAGCCAGTGCCTAAAAAGGTTCCAGCATGAAACTTGTATTAATGCCTACATTAGATCCATCAGTACCATTTACTGAAGATTATTGGAATTCTTATGCAGGTTGCGAATGGTTTTGGTCTGATGATTATTTCTTATAAATCAAAGGCTTAAAATACACTATTTCGTATAATGTATAATATGTAAATAAATCAATAGGTTAGAGGAATAATTATAATGTCACAGCTCATTTATAAGTGCAAGAAATGCGGTGCCAAATTCTCTGATCAATTGGTTTATTGCCAGCATTTTTATAACTGTACAAAGAGAATTTAAGAAATGGCAATGGTCTGTGAACAAGTCGAAATTGGTACAAACCATTGCTTGCAGTGGGTGGAAATGGTTCCGCCTACTTTATTGCCGAAGTTGACACTGGTAGAGGGTAACACAATAGGGTTTGCTTGCTTACTGGTGTTTGCAACGGTATTTGTCGTCAAAATGTGCATTAAAGCACTTAAATAGAAGGGGTCTGTCATGGATCATTTAACACAAGAACAAGTAAACGAAGCAATGAACAAAACTTTTGGCAACCGTAAAAACTTTATGGATTCAGTCAAAAAATATGGTTTAGGTGCAACTATTGCCGTTGCTCTTTCCACTAGTGCAAATGCTGCTGAAATTGATGTTAGTTCTGTTGTAGGAACAATTACTGATGGTGTTACGACTGTATCTGCTATCGGTCTAGCTGTTCTTTCTTTGGTTGTTGTAATCAAAGTTTTCAAATGGGCTCGTTCCGCAATGTAAAAAACTGGTGACTAGCCCTTAATTATTTAAGGGCTTTCGCCTTTCCAGTGAGATCAATGAAGATGGATATTGAAAGTTTAGGGGCATATGTATGCATAATCATGTGGATCATCGTTGGATACAAACTCTTTTAAGAAAAATAATTTCTGTTTTACTCATTTATTCTATTTTCTTTTCTAGTCAGGCAAATGCTGCTGTAGGTGGTTGGGACCTAAAGAATCCAGTTGCTCAAGGTGCATCAACTGCTTATGACGCTACAAAAAATGCCATTATTAATGGCAAAAAATATATAAAAGAATCATCAGTAAAAATTACTCCAACGGCTACCAGTGTTGCTAAAGTTCTTGCACGTGGCGGTGCGGGTTATGCTTTGTCTGTTGCAGTTGAACAGTTGTTAGGTGCTGTAGATTGGGTTCTTGATCCTGCTAATAATCGTATTGTTTATACCGAACCTAATCCAACCAATATTCCAAAAATCTGGGTTGTTTCTGGTGCTGCCTTTGATTGTAATTCTAAAACCCCTCTAACTGGTGATATTTCATCAGCATGGGCTAAATGTATGGAAAAACAGACAAATGTTAAACCCAAAGGTTGTACACAAGTATCACCTACACAATATAACTGTTTTTATCAAAGAACTTGGGTCTCTGAAAATGATCGAATTTCCATTCCTGTTGTTCTAGTAAATAATCCTGCTTATGACCCTGCTAAAGAAGAAAAGAAAACTTTACCTCTCGAAACAGTTGCTCAAAAAGTTATTTCTAACGCTGAATCAGGCGACACAAACGCTCAAGTTGCTACTACTGCTGCTGCTGCTGACATTGTTGCTGAAGCTGAAAAAGATGCTGTTAAAGCACGTCCTATTGTTTCACAGGCCGAAGCCAATGCTAAAACAAAGCCTGCTGATGCTGCCGAAGCTGAAAAAGCCAATGAAGCACAGGGCGAAGCAAAACCTAATGAAGCAAATCCCGAAGCTACTGATCTATCTATAACTTTTCCTATCTTTTGTGATTGGGCTCCTACTATTTGTGAAGCTGCTCAAACTGTAATTTCATTTCCTCAAACGCTCACAGACTGGTGGGAAACTGGAAAATCTAAAGCTGAAGAATGGGCTACATCAATTTCCGAAGCTTGGACAGAAGCTAAAGATTGGGCAAAAAATGATGAAATTGAAGACTCTGATAATGATCCTCCTGAAATTAAGGAAATAGACATAGGTGCTTTAGATACATCAACTTTTAAAGGTGTTCCCGGTTGTCCTGCACCGATTCCAATTTCTATTAATATCGGTACTGGTGGAGAAACAGAAATTAGTTATGAGCCAATTTGCCAATTGGCAGACAAATGGTCTTTTGTTGCTCCTCTTATTGGATTTCTTTCCGGTGCGTTGATTCTTGTTGGTGTAGGTCGTAAAGGCGAGGATGGTGAAATATGAGCTTAAAAGCAATTCTCGTATCAGTTGCAGACTGGACATTAAGCAAGTTTGGTAAAACAGTTTTAAAAGGTTTAGGGCTTGGCATCTTCTCCAGTGCTGTTGTTATGACTTTGTTTCAACAACTTATTGGATATGCTCAAACTGAGTGGGGGCGAATGTCTGCTGACGTTTTACAGATTCTTTCTCTAGCCAATATTGATTATGGACTGTCAATTATTGTTGGTGCATGTACTTTAAAAGTAACGCTCATGATTAATAAAATTTCTTTTGGTAGGGCTCAATAATGGCTATTTATATGATTGTCGGTCAGCCTAGACATGGCAAAAGTCAGTTTTCTGTAAAAATGGCGTATGACTATCATTTAAAAAATTTAGAAATACAAAAGCGCATTGATTCAGGAAAGTTTGATCCTGAAAAAGATATTGTTCGTGAGATTTATTCAGACATTAACGGACATGCTGAAAAATGTGATTTTATTAAGCCTGCACCTGCTGACTGGCGTGATGTACCGAATAACTCAATCATATTCATGGACGAGATTCATAAACGCCCAGAATATGAAGATAATGGGCAAATGTCGCAAAATCCTATGATCAAGGATTTAAGAACACATGGCCATCAGAACAAAGATATTATTTTAATCACTCAAGATCCGCAGACATTAAATAAAGCAATCAGAATGCTAATTGAAAAAATGCACCTGGTTAAACGTCCAATTCAAAAACCAAACTTTGCAACGATCTACGAATTTGAAAGATGGCTTCGTGATCCGTGGCAAGCTGCTGCTTCTGAAAGGTCAGTCAAGTATCAAGATAGCTATAAATTTTTCTATAAGAAAAAATGGCAGGATATGTACACAAGTGCATCTGCTCATACTTCGATTAACTTTAAGATTCAAAGCAAGTTTATTTATGCAATTATTGCCATTATTGTTTTAATGTCTGCTGCATATTTCTTATTTACAAAGTCAGGCGGTGATAAATTGGCTCGTAATGCTGTATCAGGTATGACAGGCAAAAAAGCCGAACAGGAAACAAAACCGACTGAAAACAATAATGCTTCTAGCACTACTGCAACAAGTGATTTTAATGCTGATATAGAGTGCCGTAAGGGCGCAAATGTGGAAAAGCCTGAATGCATTAAATGGTTTAATGATCTTTCTAAAAATGGTACTTCTGTGACTTCTACGGGTACTGTTCAGGCTGTTTCGTACAATCCGAATAAACCTTATGACTTTGAATATCAACCACAAGTTCAGCCAACAGATTTCCCTAGAATATCGGGCGTTATTCAGCTCTCCAGTGGCCGTCTAATGGCAATTGATCAGCAAGGGAATTATATGCAAGGAGTGTCCGAAGCAGATTGTAAAAAATGGCTGTCCGGTTATCGTCCTTTTAATTATTTTGCTCAAAACCGACAAGAACAGAGGGAACGGAGTGTTCCCGAACAGACACAAGCGAATCCTGAAACTTCTTCCCTCTGATTACAATGCTTCCTTTTGATTTAGATCGGGAGATACCAGAAAATGGGTTGGGGTTCCCATTTTCGTCGAATGATAATAGCCACTGGAGAGAACAATGATTGAAAGATTCGTAATTTGTTTAGGTCTTTCATTTTTATTTTTGATTGCTTTTTCAACCTGCATGTTTCTTAGCTATGTTAGACAGCTAATTCTTTATGAAGACTGATTTCGTATAATGTAGCCACGATTATGTTATTTGCACTTCACATTGCTACAAATAAAAAGCCCATTGGTAAATCTCTCCAGTGGGCTTTTTGTTTGTCAATGTTGCTAGGATCGTAGAGGGCAGAGAAGTGCATTTAACATCAATCTGCATTATACGAAATTAGTCGTTTTCTAGCCGGTGGCGGGTCGAGGGCTCGCAGAACGCACCGGCTAGAAATTAGACGTTTAAGAAAAGGCACACTACTGTCTAATAGTGTGCCTGACTGCGGAAAGTTTTTTGCAATATGCTCTATGAGCTATATATAGCGGAGCTTTCAGAGTTATCAAGAATGTTTCGCATTTAAGCCAATTATTTAGCTATAACCCTTACTTGTCCACTTGTTGTTAATTCAGTTTCATTTATACATTGTTCTAAAATAATATGTACAAGCTCGCTTTCTTTTATTGGCATTAAATTTCTATTAATCAATAGCTTATTAAGCTCAATACATTTTTTTCTAAGCATTTCTTGCTCTTTATCGTTTAGCCTAACTGTAATTGCCATTTTTTAACCAATCTGTATTCATCTAACATGTTGTCAATACTACTTGTATACATGTAATTTGTGCTTGATATTCATGTGTACATGTATTAAATTTACCTCAATGTAATTTGTATACATGTATAAAAATGCTCGATTTCCTCCGTTTAGCGATTCCAATCATTCCTACGCATGTGCGTAGCTTTGATAATCACCATCAGTTTAATGGTGATATTCGCGACTATGGAATTCCAGCAGCAACGCGCCATGTAAGTAAGACAGATGACGGACAGACTATAACAGGGGACTTGTATCACCCTTATGAAGCTCTACCAAGTGATTACACAGATATGGCTGTTAAGTTTTATACCAATACTATGAATACAGTGCCTTATGTTGAGTTAAAAGCATCTCCACTTAAGTTACTCCAGGGTCATAATGTTTATGGTTTTGATTCTATAGAACTTGGTGCTATGCACATGCTGGGAATGTTTTTTGAAGCATTTCCTAAATTGAGTGCGATTCTTGATAGAGATAAAACAGAGGTTCTTTGTCTTGATACTACTTATCTTTTTAGATTGCCTCATCAGAATATGGTACAGCCAGTTCTGGACTATATGTCTAATCTTGCATCTGGCCATCGTAAAGCCCGTCAAGTTAAATACGACAATTACATTACTTGGGGTAATGATGGCGCAAGTGTTCGACCTAAAGCCTATGGCAAATTTGAAGAAGTAAAAGCCCAATTAAATAAGATTCAGAAACAAGCAGACAAAGGGTGTCAACGTTCTAAGTCACTTGTAATGGCTATGCATGATGCTTTGCCTTTTGCTAATGCTGTTTTACGTCTCGAAGCACGTATTACTAAAACGTATCTAACTA